AATTAAAGAACTAGCAATAGATGTAGCACTTGATTCGTACAACCCAGAGAAGAACTTTTCCCTTGCTAACGCATACTACGATGCAGGGCAGTATGCATCTGCTGCTGGCTTCTACCTGCGAGCGGCAGATCGTGGGTTTAAGACTCACCCAATTATTGCTTACTCATCTCTTTTGAGAATGTCTCTCTGCTTTAGCAAGCAGGGAGATAGAAATGCAACTGTCTACCAAAATATTCTTCAGGCTATGACTTTGATTCCTGGAAGACCAGAGGCATACTTCTTGCTATCTAGGATTCATGAGCGTAATAAAGAATGGCAAAAAGCCTACACATTTGCAGAACTTGGCCTTGTCTACACTATGGCCAACTACAACCAGTCACTTCCTGTGTATGTGGAGTACAACGGACCATATGTACTGATGTTTGAGAAGGCTGTTGCAGGATGGTGGTTAGGCCGTAAAGACGAGAGCAAAGAACTGTTTAACCATCTTCTAGATAACGTTGAGATGTCACAAGAATACGTCAGCGGATGTATCAATAACTTAAGGTTGTTCTAATGTTTCCTAATTGGTTTCAATACATATCACCTTTCTTTGATCGCAAATGTCCTACTGTTCCTTTGAGGGCGCTACAGATTGGCACTTATACAGGAGATGCCACTGAGTGGCTATTGATCAATCGAGATGTCATTACACTTGATGATGTCGATACATGGGCTGGCAGTGAAGAAGACCAGCACGAGTCTTTAGACTTTTCCTCTGTTGAGCAATACTACGATTCACGTTTTAAAAATCAATCTAAAGTTATTAAACATAAGATGACCAGTGATGAGTTCTTCAATCAAAATACAAAGACGTTTAATTTTATCTACATTGATGGTAGCCATACCGCTTTACAAACTGCTCTTGATGGGTTAAATGCGTTTAAGGTTTTAGAGCCAGGTGGAGTTATGGCGTTTGATGATTATCAGTGGGCAGAGGGCGGAAAGCCTTTTCTAGAACCAAAAAGAGGCATAGATGCATTCCTTAGCATCTGTGAAGGGGAGATGAACATCTTAGAACTTGGCTATCAGGTGTGGATAACAAAATGCTAAAAAAAGCCTGCTTTGAGGTGTTCCATACAGATACTGGAAACCCTTTCCGTAATAAATCATACGAGTGGATTCTTAAACAGATGGCATTTTTGCCACGACTTGGATCCCCAACAATGTATTTAAACACTGCTGACAAAGTAGAAAACTTCATCAATCTTCATCCACAGTTTAAAGTTAATACTGTAGAAGACTATTGCAAACCAGGAGAAACATTTCCTTCCAGTGCTGGAGTGGTGGGGGTATGGGCAAGCAACTACACCGCCTACAAGCGGTTCTTAGCCTCTGACTACGATACCCTTATTCTTTTTGAGGATGACATTCTTGTAAGTAAGAACTTTAAATCCGTCATTGAAACGTATATGCGTCAACTTCCTGTTGATTGGGACTTCTTCTCGTTCTTTGTTCCTGATGATTCTCTCTTTGCCTACAATGAAGATACTCACACTATTGGGGCAGAAAATGTTTGTATCTCATATCAGCAATGGTCATGCGCTGGCTATATGGTGAGCCGAGAAGGTGCACGCAAGGCTGTGGAGGATGTAGAATCACGAGGCATCAATTGCCCAGTTGATTGGTACATCTTTAACTTCAGAATGAAGAAAGAAGAGAACCAAAAAACTTTCTACACATACACGTTAAAGCCAGGTCACTATCGTCCTGTGCAGTTTTTACAAGGGGCAGCACAATACACGCAGATTCACAACGGAAGTACTGAGTTACTAAACTAGTTACATTCCGCCAAAAAGCAACGCTGTAACTGTTGGATCTGCAGATAGTTGTCCTTGGATACCTTGCACACCCTGTGTTCCTTGGGTGCCTTGAACACCTTGAACTCCTTGCACACCTTGCGTACCCTGTGTTCCTTGTACGCCTTGCACGCCTTGAATAGATAGGCTCTGTACGCCTTGAGTACCTTGCACACCTTGAGTTCCTTGAGAACCTTGTGCGCCAGTTGTACCTTGGATAGATAGACTCTGTACACCCTGTGTTCCTTGTGTGCCCTGGGTACCTTGTGTACCTTGAGCACCAAGGGTACCTTGTGCACCAGTAGTACCCTGGATACCGATCGCACCATCAAGGTTAACTGTCCACGATGTGTATGTGCCAGAACCTAGGTTACGGGTGACTGTAATAGTCAATGATCCAGTGCCAGAGTTATATGCTGTTACATCTCCATAAATAATGTTAGAGATAGTGTTAGCGATAATAACTGACTGACCTACTGAATACGAAAGGTTAGCGGCAACTGTAAGAGTCTGAGAACCAGACGCTGGAAGAGTAAGCGAAGTTGTAGAAGATGTTTGGTACTTATCTCCTGCTGTTCCTTGTGAACCAAATGTTCCTTGAAGACCTTGTGTTCCTTGTGTTCCTTGGGCGCCTTGCGCACCAGTAGTGCCTTGAACTCCCTGCACACCTTGTGTGCCTTGTAAACCTTGAGTTCCTTGGATAGAAGGACTTTGCACACCCTGAATACCTTGAACGCCCTGCACACCCTGTGTTCCCTGCACACCTTGTACGCCTTGAGTACCTTGAATAGATGGACTTTGTACACCTTGGATACCTTGAACACCCTGTACGCCTTGTACGCCCTGAGTTCCTTGCAATCCCTGCACACCTTGAGAGCCAGTAGTTCCTTGAGAACCTTGAACGCCCTGTGTTCCTTGAGAACCCAAAGTACCTTGAACACCCTGCGTACCTTGAACACCCTGCGTACCTTGAGCACCTGTTGCTCCTTGACTACCAAGGGTTCCTTGAACTCCTTGTAGTCCTTGAACTCCCTGAACGCCTTGTACACCCTGCACACCTTGGGTACCTTGAACTCCCTGAGTACCCTGTAGACCTTGTGTACCTTGGATGGCGTAAGCAACTTGTGTAGCAGTAAGAATGATTCCTGGTGTTACTGGAGTTGTTGGGGTTGTTCCTGCAGAAAGTGTTTCAATAGAAACTGAGGTGCTCTCTGCTTGCCACATAAAAGTAACTACGTCGTTAGCATTAAATGTATAGACGTAGTTAACAGTCTCAATCATTTGACCTGAAACGGAACCGTGTGATTGCGGAACAGTCATTTGGCTATTGGAGTATGGGGCATCTACGCCGTTAATACGAAGCCATAGGTTAACGTTGTAAATCTGAGAAGCAGTGTTAACTAATTGTACTGAGATAGTTATGCTATAAGTTCCTTGATGCAGGAACTTAATAGAATTTCCACCAAGTGTTTCAACACCGTTATTTTCATAGGTGTTGTTAATACTGATTGGGTACGCAGTTGTTGAGTTTGCTACTGTTTGGTTAGTAGTGTCGTAGAAAGAACCATAGTATGCGATTGTTCCACCAGCACCAGTTGCACCAGTAGCACCTTGTACACCTACACCACTAGCCTGTGTCCACAAGATAGCGTCTGTACCAATACGGATAGAACCATCTGGGTTAGAGCCGTTGGCATACATAAGCCATGCGGTTCCACCGTAAGTTGTTCCGTCAGTAACAAAAACGTAATCGCCCTCTTCTACCTGACCAGCAACGTGGTTATCTGAATCTGTAGCACGAGTAAGTTTCCATTTAGCAGATGCGCCACCAGTTTGAGTTACTGTGTAAATACCGTTTTGAGTGTGAGTTGCTTGACCAGCAATAAGGACGCGATCACCAACTGCTAAAAGAGGAGTTGTGTAACCATCAATAGAGAGTGTTCCGTTAGTTGTTGCAATAATGTAGGCACCAATACCTGTGCCGTTGTCTGCATCTGCAGAGCCATCGTAGTATGTAGCGCCATTACCAAGTGGAGTAGTTTGAATTGCTTCTACAGATTGGTGAGCATTTTGTGAAGAAACAGGTCCTACAGGTCCTTGAATACCCTGTGTTCCCTGTACTCCTTGGGTACCTTGAACTCCTTGTGTTCCTTGAACCCCCTGTGTACCCTGTGTACCTTGAAGTCCTTGTGCTCCTTGAGTACCGAGTGTTCCCTGTGAACCAGTAGTTCCTTGCGTACCCTGTAAACCTTGTACTCCTTGAATGCCTTGGACACCCTGAGTTCCTTGCGCTCCCTGAGCGCCAAGTGTTCCCTGTACTCCTTGCGTTCCCTGGGTACCTTGAACACCTTGGGAGCCATTGTATCCTTGAGTACCAAATACACCTTGAGTACCTTGCACACCCTGTGTACCTTGAATGGCTTTACCTTGAGTTCCTTGAGTACCTTGAACGGTAGGTACAGATACATCAATGGTTTTGCCTGTAGAGTGATAAGTAAATGAGATGTTGTTCTGTGTTCCGCTTGTTATCGCGTTATACACATGTTCAGGAGTTGAATACAGGTTCTGAACACCCTCTGGAAGATCGTCAGTGGACCCTAAAGCCGCCCCTGAAATAGCGGTAGAAACTTCTTGTAAAGATACTCCAGAGTCATTCCACTGAGAACCATCGTATACACGAATTTTACTAGAGACTGTATTGTAGTAAGTGTCTCCAGCAGAATGGCCCGTAGGGTCGCTAGTTAGGTGCAAAAGACCTAGCGGTACGACGTAACTACGGGCCATCTGTAAAACTCCTCACTTAGTACTGAAATATTGCCTTACGTAAAGTGAGTATTATGCCTTTACTACTACTCGGTAAGACTTCGATGTAACTGGAGCAACTGCAAATCCTACAGTCACTGATGTGGTAGTTACATAAGCAACGTCTGTAACAACTTCCATCTTGGTTGCTGTATCCCAGACTGTGACCATGATGTCTTCAGTTCCAAGGTTGTGAGTGATTGGGAACTGTGTAGTTCCAGATGCTCCACCATCGGTTGAATCTCCAGTAATGGTTGTTGCATAGGTTCCAAGTTGACCAGAGAGACCCTGTACACCTTGTACGCCTTGCGTTCCTTGGGTTCCTTGAGTTCCTTGGGTACCTTGAGAACCAGTGGTTCCCTGTACGCCAGTAGCACCGTCAAGGTTTACTGACCATGAGGTAAAGGTTCCTGAACCAACAATGTCCTTAACATCTACAACAAGAGTGTTAGTACCTGATGTGTAACTGACTACAGTTGCATGCATGTACGCTGCATCGCTATGTGCAATTACTACGTCTTGAGCAACTGAGTAAGAAAGGTCTGGATCATCTAGAACAAAACTTACGTTAGTTGCTACAGCAACTGCGTTAGAAGTTGAAGATGATGTACGGTAGCGGTCAGAGTGCCCCTGGGTACCCTGAGTACCGTCGGTACCCTGTGTTCCTTGAGTTCCATCTGTACCCTGCGTTCCCTGTGTACCATCGATACCTTGGGTTCCCTGAGTTCCATCTGTTCCCTGAGTTCCCTGAGTTCCGTCAGTTCCCTGAGTGCCTTGGACGCCTTGAGCGGCAAGTAGGTCCCAGTATCCCTCTACTCCACCAGGAGTGTAACCAGCAGAGGTGTAGACATTGCGGTACCAAAGTTGTCCGCCGTAAGTAACAACGTCACCTGTTGTGTAAATAACTCCTGGGTCATAAGCACCGAGGTAGTTCCAGAGAGCGGCAGTACCTTGAGTACCATCGGTACCTTGGGTTCCTTGGGTTCCGTCTGTACCTTGGGTACCTTGAGTACCATCTGTACCTTGGGTTCCCTGTTGTCCATCAAGACCCTGAGTTCCCTGAGTACCTTGGGTACCGTGGGTACCCTGAGCACCTTGAGTTCCGTCAGTACCTTGTGTTCCTTGTGTTCCCTGAGTTCCCTGAGCACCTTGTGTGCCATCGGTTCCCTGTGTGCCTTGGGCTCCATCAGTACCTTGTGTTCCCTGTGAACCTGTAGTTCCTTGAACACCAGTAGCACCATCAAGGTTAACAGTCCAGTATCCACCAGTACCTGCGCCAATGTAATCTTTGATATCAACGTTAAGTTCATATGTTACGTTGTTGTAAGAAACTACTGTAGCGTGGATAAGATTTGCAGTATCAGCAGCAATAACCACATCTTGACCAACTGAGTAAGAAAGGTCTGCATCAGCAAGTACGAATGTGTGGTTTGAATCAGAGCCTAGAGTGTAAGAAGTAGTAGAGGTTGTACGGTAGCGGTCAGAGTGGCCTTGTGTACCTTGTTGTCCGTCTGTTCCCTGAACGCCTTGTTGACCTTCAGTTCCCTGAACTCCCTGTTGACCTTCAGTACCTTGTGCTCCTTGAGTTCCATCAGTACCTTGAGTACCTTGTTGTCCTTCTGTACCCTGCACACCTTGCTGACCTTCGGTGCCTTGAACTCCCTGTGAACCACGAGTACCTTGAGTACCCTGCTGTCCCTCAGTTCCTTGTACGCCTTGTTGTCCTTCAGTACCTTGGATACCCTGTTGGCCTTCAGTTCCTTGAGCACCACGAGTTCCTTGTGTACCTTGTTGACCTTCGGTTCCCTGAACGCCTTGTGTGCCATCGGTACCTTGTGTGCCTTGAGTACCATCAGTTCCCTGTGTTCCTTGAGAGCCAGTTGTACCTTGTACACCTGTTGCTCCATCAAGGTTAATTGTCCATGAAGAGTAGTTTCCAGAACCAACAATGGTATGAATATTTATTTGGATGTAATTAGATGGCACTGTCTCGTAGTAAGCAACAGTTCCAGTCATGTAGTTATTAATGTCGTAAGCAACAACGACATCTTGACCTACTGAGTAAGAAAGATTTTCGTCATTTACATAGAAGACTACGCCATCTGCTACTGCAATATCATTTGCGGTATTAGAGGTTGTCTTATAGCGGTCAGAGTGACCGTCTGTACCTTGAGCACCATCGGTACCTTGTGTACCCTGTGCGCCATCAGTACCCTGAGTTCCTTGGGTACCATCTGTGCCTTGAGTTCCTTGTGTGCCATCGGTTCCCTGAGTTCCTTGCTGACCGTCTGTGCCTTGAGTACCTTGGGTGCCATCAGTTCCTTGGGTACCCTGAGTACCATCAGTTCCCTGTGTTCCCTGGGTACCGTCTGTTCCCTGTGTACCTTGGGTACCATCGGTGCCCTGTGTACCCTGTGTGCCGTCAGTACCTTGTGTGCCCTGAGTTCCCTGTGTTCCCTGAGTGCCTTGAGTTCCGTGGGTTCCCTGAGTTCCCTGTGTACCTTGAGCACCATCAGCACCTACATAACCTGCGGTTCCTTGTGTACCTTGAACACCATCAGTACCTTGTGTGCCTTGTGTACCTTGAGGACCAAATGCAATCCACGCAGTTCCATTCCATTGCTTAATGTACTTGTCGGTTGTGTCATAGTAAATCTGACCTTCGACAGGGTTTGTTGGTTGGCTGGCAGTTGAAAGGTTTTGAATGCGAGCATTCTGAAGTTCAAGTTTTCCAAGGTCTATTGGAGTCAAAAATTTTCTTGCCATTCGGTTATCTCCTTAAGATAAGTAGGCTTCGCCTGAAAACGCTGTTGCAAATGTGACTGTTAAGGAGTCCGAATTAGTGTATGTGATCTCGCCTTCGACTATATTACCAGCCGAATCCTGCACTGTAATGTTAGGGTAAAAATGCAAATTGTGGGTGATAACCCACGTACTATTTGCTACCCCTTGGGTGTGAACATATGCCACTCTTTGTGGAGTAAAGTATAGGTTTGTTACACCTTCAGATAAGTCATCTGTAGTTCCTAGTGATGTTCCAGAGATACCTTGAGTACCAGGTTCTCCTTGGGCACCTTGTACACCCTGTGTTCCACTGCCTGTAGATCCCTGTACACCTTGGATACCTTGAGTACCACCAGCGCCTTGAGCACCAGTTGTTCCTTGTGTTCCTGATCCAGTGTGTCCTTGAAGACCTTGTGCGCCTTGTGTTCCAACAGAACCTTGAACACCTTGAGTACCTTGAGTACCAGCACCAGTTAAACCTTGTACACCCTGTACACCTTGTGTACCAGTGGCTCCCTGTGCACCAGTAGTTCCCTGAGTTCCTGACCCAGTAAGGCCTTGAGAACCCTGTACACCTTGAGGACCAACAATTGGACCTACATTTTCCCAAGAAGTAGAATTCCAAACATAAAGATTAAGTCCAACAACATAAGCATCTCCTGGATTACCTGTTGGATGTGCTGCAATTAAGTCTGCTTCAGAAGCATAAGAGCCAAGAATTGTTACTGAAGTACCAGCAGGTCCTTGAACACCAAGTGTTCCTTGCGAACCTTGTAATCCTTGAGATCCTGATCCCTGGGTTCCTTGTGTTCCTTGAGTACCGCGAGCACCACCTTGACCAGGACCAACAATAATGGTGGGACCCTGTACACCTTGAACGCCATTGCACTGACCACAACTGCAACCAATCACATGTCTAACGCGTGTCATACAGTAGCCTCTCGTGTAACAAACAGTGCTCCTCGCATGTAGGTTTGTTCGTATCCTGAATCATCAGATGCTGATGCTTGAATATCCCAGAAGCAAAGATCTGGTAAAGCCTCTGTCTGTTGACTTGT